GTAGGTGACACTAAACAAATGAGCCACGATTGGGTTATTGACACCAAGATGAAGTATAAGCCAAAAATAACGGAGCAAACATGAAAGAATTAACAGACAAGCTAATGGATGACATGATCACTATATTTAAGGAGGCAGACGCGGTACCCGTCGCTTGCACCGTCATAGACAAGGTACTGCGTTCATATTTCCATTGGCTCGACGATGCGCAACGCGAGAAGTCCCACCCCGCCGATGTTCGCAATGCGATGCTACACCTTATCAGTTGTATGATAATGGAGGCGTCGCAGCGCATGGGCGAAGTAACTCCAGAAGGCGATAGAGTACCGAAGGATCAATGGCTTGGATCTTTTGTTGTTGATCTAAGAGATGAGCTGATCGAGGAATTAAACCGAATTGAAGGAAAAAACACAAGCCACTAGCGCGGCCAGCCACCCGCACGGCACCCGTGCCCGTGGGTGGTACCGCCGTGACCCGGCGTACGATACGCGGTGCGGCGGGCGCAGCGGCACCCACTGCAGCACCACCCCGCGCTAGCGCCCACGGCGTACAGTACGCTTAATACGGGGAAGCGGAACATCCCGAACACCTGAAAGACGTCTTGACAGCCGCCCACGGCTGTGGTATACTGACAACCAGTTGCACGCCCCCCTGTGCAAACCTGCGGCGAGGATCAAGGACCGGCCAGTCCCCTCGCCGCAGTTATTTTCTTTAGGGGTGAGACGGGGGAATGATGGAATCCATAAAGGGAGGGTTCGCGCTCAACGAATCCGATGAACAACTAATAAACCAACAGCGATCAATAACCGCACAAATAAACAATAATTTTATTCAAGTAGGCGCTGTTTTCTTGCAAATGTCCGGCAAAAATCCTTTTGCTTCGGACTGGTACAAACGCAAATTCCGAGACACCAATCTTCAGGACTGGATTGATAACCCCGACATGCGGGTGCTCAATCTTGGTTTCAATCTACAGTTTGGCTGGCTCGATGTTGACATAGACGCAGAAGATGTACGTTACAACGCGTGTATCCTTAAAGCGTTCAAGTTCCTCGGGATCGACACTCGCTTTTCGTTTGGGCGATTGTCGCGCGGCATAGCTTCTCACATTATGGTTCAACTCAACGAAACTGATCTGAATAACTACGACCAGATGAAAGAGTTTGAACCCAAAGAATTCAAGCTAAACAGCAAGCGATTTAAGTGCGAGCTACGATCCATGGCTCCGCTTCCAGATAACGCGACGCTGAACACTGTGCGAGAATCCCGCCAAACCGTTATGCCCGGCTCGATTTATGCGCACAAGACACAGCACGGCGAACACGATGTATCGGTTTGGTATACCTCGAAAAGCCAAGCAGCAGCGCACATCAGTGAAATTGCAGCTACAACGTCGCGCAAAGTATCATTCTCCACCCTCATTACCGGCATCGCATTTGGGACGTTCTTATACATCATTCAGCCCCACTGGCAAGAAGGTGGACGCCAGAATTTGGCTATTAAAGTCGCTGGATGGCTTGCCCGATTGGTTCGAGAGTCCAAAGGAATTAATGAGAACGATGGTATATCCAAAGGAACATTCTGCCCGATTGGGTCAGAAGATACAGCCGAATCGATGCTGGAGTTTATCTGCGTCGAAATGAGCGACCCCGAGTTGTTCATGAGAAAGAGAGTATTCCGTGATGCGATCAAGAAACTCGATAACAATCCGGATGCACGTATTCCCGGATGGCCAAGTCTTGAGGGAGATGTTGGTGCCGAATCCATCATGGCCTTGCGAACCGTGTTTATGCCAGGGGTTGACGTGTCCCCACTTACCCAAATGGCGGACCGTTATATCTATGACGAAACCGACGACAAGTACATCGATCGTGATAGATTCTACACCCTCTCTGAATTTACACACGACGGAGCCGCACTCGACCGACGGCACCGAAACGACCTCATGGAAGTTGGAGGCAAGCTCAAACCTGTATTTAAATTATTTGAAACGTCACCGCTCCGACGACGCGTTGGCGGCAGAAATCTCTACCCTGATTTCCCACCCGGATCAATCTTCAGGATGACACGTTCCGGGGACGTTATCCCGGACGACCAAGACTCCGAAATGGGCACGCTAACTATGTTCAACACGTGGCGCGGCTGGCCCATTCTGCCTACCAAGAACCTAGATGACAAGCTGGCCGCCAAATGCATTTCTATGGTGGACCAGTTATTTGCTTATCTAAGTCAAGATAATCCAACCCAAGTAAGGTGGTTGAAACAATGGATAGCATGGACAGTCCAGAATCCTGGACAGAAGCAGCAAATAGCACCTGTTTTCGTGGGGGGACAGGGTGTCGGAAAATCTTTCTTCGGCAACATATTCTTGGAGCAGCTATTTCAGAACCAATGGGGTTCTGCATCGCCCAAAGTTTTGGAAGGCGCGTTCTCTGTCGAGCCGTTCATAAACAAAATGTTTGTGTTCATAGACGAGGCGAAGTTCCATACGGAATCAAGCACTGACGAAATTAAGAAACTGATCCGGTCTGACCGAATGGGCGGCGCAGAGAAGTTCCAGTCTTCGAAGACCCATAGAATTTTTGCCCGAGTTATATTTGCTTCCAATCGATTTGATATGAATATCGGACAGGCGAATACGCAGGACCGTGCGTTGTTCTATATGAAGACCTACGACAGGGACTTCATGAACAAGACCGAATCGGAATTCAGAATTTGGGCGATCACACTTAAGCCATTCTTTGACGAGTTCAACCAGTTTATTCGCCGCATGGATGTAAGGGAGCACTTCATGCACATATTCAACACCATGAAAGTGAACCGCCACGACGTTGAGAACGTCGCTATGTCGAGTGGCAGTGATTCTCACATCATGGAATCCAACATGTCTTACCCCAGGCGGGTGGCGAAATTCATCGTGGAGGAAGGTCGCATCTGGGAAGATCTAGACATATCAGCGCCGTTCACCGCAGCCGAATTTAATAAGCGGGTGATTGATGTTTGCAATTCGATGCATATAAAGCATGTCCAGCCTCGCTACGTGCTGGACGAATTTAACAGCGCGGGACTTCTCGAGCCGTGGGTAACTAATGGGGGCAGATTTCACCGATTTAAATACAAGATTGGGACACTAACTGATAAGATGAGCGAAGCAATCGGCGTGCCGCTAGAATCCCGATTTGTATTCACTGAGGATGACTTCGGTGTGAACGAATCCGAATTACTAGGAGCTAAGCTGTGGCGCGGAAACGTGAACAGTCGTTTCCGTATGTGATATGTTCAGGATACCTTGACAGGGATGCTGGTCTGTGGTAGGATGGGTGATCGTCAACCAAGAGGGAATACCGAAATGACCGACACGACCCAGACCACGGAAACCGAAGCACCTAAGAAGGGATCAATCGTCCCGTCTAAGTACGCCGGTCGTTATAAGAATGGCGGAGAAGATCCGCTCGCAATGTTCATCAAAGAGCAGTGCAACGCTGAGGGTTCATTCAGCTTCGACAAGTTCTTCGAACTGATGGCAGCCAACGGCATTGCGCAGGAAAAAGTCGACCACTACAAGGCACAAGTTGCTGAGAAGCGCCACGGTGCCGAAGGCCGTGCTCGCATGACATTGCGCAACATGCTCGCTACGTTCGTTCGCAAGAACGGCAAAGCAATCGGGCTAGACGGAAGCGAAGTGTCAATCGATCTGCCGAAGCCCGCCCTCACGGGTGCGGCGAAGTCAGCTGTTGACAAGTCTGCCGAAGCCAAGCCCGCTGTCGCTGCAGAGTAAGCCCTAAAGGTGCCCCCTCAAGGGTAAGATTACTCTGTAACGTCGAACGCCCCTGTTGACCCCCCAGTTCGCAGGGGCGTTCACGTATCGAAGGGATATCTTGACAGGGCCGCGCGGCTGTGGTATGATATCGATACGGCACGCTCCCGTGCCGGTTCAGCGAGCAACACATGGAAGATTCGACACTAAGCCTATTGAATAAAATCTGCGAGAATTTGGTATACATAACAGGGTCCGTAAGGGATCAGACCAGCGAGGCGATCGCCACCAACGACCCTGTTCAGGTGATCAAGCACTACGACAAGCTCCGTCAGGTAACGGCGCAAATCAAAGAAGCCCGCGAGGCCCTCGCCCAAATTGAGGAAAAGTTGTCCCGCGAGCAGGTGCCCGAAATAATGCGGGCGCACAATATTCGGACCACCACAATCGAAGGCGTAGGCCGGGTGTCCCTTGGGACGCGCTGGTCAGCAAGCATGCCTGACAAGCAGGCTGGGTTCGAATGGCTGCGCGGCAACAATCACGGCGGCGTAATCCAAGAGACGGTGAACGCCCAGACGCTCGGCGCTTTGGCTAAGGAGCTAAACGCAGAGGGTACCGAATTGCCAGCACCTACCTTCACAACGAACATCATGACGTACACATCGATCACAAAGGTGAAATAATGAACGACGTAACCAAAGCGAATAGCGGCGGCGTCCCCGCCCACTTGTCTCAATATGGTAAGCAACGGATTGGTAATATCGACTCGTCGGATCGTATTATTCCGCGCGTCAAGCTGATGCAGGCCATTTCGCCCGAACTACAGGAGTTTCCAGGTGCTAAAGCAGGTCAGTTCTGGCACACCGTGGCGCAAGAAAATCTCGGCCCTAACATCAAGGCTATCCCAATTATCATCCGCAAGTCCTATGTCCTTTGGGCACCACGGAATGATGATCGTGGTATACTTGCTCGGGCTATGGACGGGATTCATTGGGACCCTGCTGATGCTGAATTTACTGTAAAGCCCAAAGGCTCGGCTCAATCGGTAACTTACCGCACGGCGAAGACGGTAGCCGAAAGCGGCCTGGACCAGTTCGGGACCAGTATTCCGGGGGACTCCAATTCGGCACCTGCGGCGAGCCTCACGTATAACATGATGTGGTTCCTCGTGGACTATCCCGAACTATCGCCCTCGGTTATCATCAATACTCGGTCGAGCATCAAGCCGATGCAACAACTGCTAAGCCGCATTGATTCCAAGCCAGTGGCTCATTTTGCTCAGGTGTACGACATCAGTTCGGTGCAACAAAAGGGGGCTGAAGGCCCCTACTTTAACTTTGCCTACACCGGGGCTGGATTCGCCGATGAGAGTAGGGCGGCGATCACCAGCCAACTGTTCGAGCAATTCAGCAAGGGTAGTTGGGTCGCGAACGATGAAGCTGAGGACGAACCTGCAAGCGGCACTGCTCGTCCAATTGATGAAAAAGTAGCCGGTAAATTCTGATCCGGTGAATCCATAACCGGACAACTGCGGGGAGTGGCGCAAATGCGCTCCCCGCCTCTTTGGAGATTCATATGAGCGATCTTGTCGCCAACCTCAGAAGCTATGCCACCAAGTATGCAAACGACTACGGGTATTGTGTTGCTTCTGATCTGGATAAAGCTGCCGACCGCATCGAGGCGCTGGAGGCGGCGCTGCGGGAGCTATTGGAGTTACACGAGAGCGACCACCAAACCGATAATGATGCTGCCATCATTGATTTCATCCGCGCCGCCCTCGCATCGGAGCAAAAATGAAGCAATGTATCAATCCACAACTTGCGCTGGATCTTGTCCGGTGCCATTATAAACCAATTGCATTTGACACTGAAACAACGGGGCTAACGGTTAATGACAAAATTTGCGGGTACGTTATCACTAACGAAGATTACTCGATTTATATACCAGTTCGGCATGAAGGCGGAGGAAACATACCAGACGCGGACGGATTTGAACATGAGCTTGCGGGTGCTTTCAAGGATCGCAGCCGCATGTTGTTTAGGACCGTTGGCCATAATTTGGGTTTTGACCTCCGCATATGCCTTCGCCATGGTATCATACTCGAAGGTCCGCTCGAAGATACGATGATCAACGAGGCGATCATCAGCGATATTACTCAAGGGTACGGATTAGATGATTGTTGTATTAGGCGCAAGGTGACGCCAAAGAAGGGGGATGAATTATATGCTGAAATGGCCAGGAGATTTGGTGGCTTACCTGATCGAAAACAAATGGGCAGGTTTTGGAAGCTGGAAGGCGACCACCCTCTCGTCGTCGACTACGCCACAGGTGACGGTATTTCTACGCTTGAATTATGGAAGGTTCAGCAACATATTCTGGACCATGACGAGCTACGAAAGCCGTGGCAGCTCGAATGTGACCTACTTCCTTATGTCGCAAGAATCCACCACCGAGGACTAAAGATTGACCCTGATTACGCCAGCCGAGTAGGAGGCGAAATTGAAGAAGCCATCAAAGAGAAAAGTAAAGTCTTTGTTCCCGGCTTCAACGTCCGGTCGCCGAAAGCGGTTGAGCAACTATATCGAGTCAATGGGTACACCGACGACAAATTCGCTCGAACCGACGCCGGTGCCATTTCCTTCACCGAAAAGTGGCTCGAAACTAATGAAATCGGAGGCGCTATACTTGGAGTACGTCGCCTTGAGAAAGCGAGAGATAGCTTTATTGCTCCGCTTGTTGAAACACACAATATCAATGGAAGAGTACACCCAATTCTTAACCAGTCTAAGTCAGACGACTATGGAGTAGCCGGTGTCAGATTCTCGTGCAGTGAACCTAACCTTCAAGCGTTCCCAAAACGCAATATCGATGTCGGTAGAGTGGTTCGAAGGTTGGTCGTCCCTGATAGCGGATTCGTCATCGAGGAAGCTGATGCTAAGCAACAGGAACCTCGATTATTTACCCACTATTCGGGTGATCCCGCCCTTGTCGATGGATACCGATCAGGTACAATGGACATTCATGATAGAGCCTCCCAAGTCCTCGGATTAGATCGCGAGACAGCTAAGCGGATGGGTATGGGAATGCTCACAATGATGTCTCCACCGACGCTTGCGGGGCATATGCGATGGCCCTTAGAGCAGGCCAGAGACGCCCACAGGCGGTTCCTCACTGACGCGTTCCCAGCTATCAAGCTATTTCAGGACACCGCAGTGTCAGTATTCAAGAGGCGAGGATATGTCAAAACCCTACTTGGCCGACGAGCTTATCTGGATGATCCCAGATTCGCGTATCGTGCCGTATCTCGAATTATACAAAATGTCGGTGGAGAGCACCTCAAGATGTGCTTACTGCGGGCGTGCAAATACGAAGATGCATATCCCAACGATGTTCAGATCTTACTCACTATTCACGACAGTTTATTGTGGCAGCGTAACCCTAATCACGACCCCAAAGACCTCATAAGGAATATAGAACATGTGGCAGAAGAACTCCAAATTAGCGTCCCTATCCCATTTGGGTTGGGTTCGGGGCGGGATTGGGCACAAGCGAGCTACGGAGACAAGCTCGACCGTTACGAAGAGTGAGGCGGACGAATTTCATGAAAGAATAAAGGAGATTATGACTGAAACCGGAGAACCTTTCGGACCGTGCGTTAATATTTACATCAAGGAGAAATACGGCAAATGAGATACGCTGCTATACTTTTATTATTGTCCACCCCCGCTTTCGCTGTTGATGCTCCAAGTGAAGATATAAAGCGCGATGCATTAGTGCAGGCATACGAAGCAAATGGCAATTCAATGGTAGGTTGGGGCATTGATTTATCCACCCGATCTGTTAAGACTGATAAGATTCCAGTTATTAACGCGACCGAAAAGAACAAGCTAGACGCAGAGGCCGACGACGAATGTGAGCGTCACGGTAAGAAGAAAGTATATCGTAGAAAGAGTTGGCGCTGCAGCCGATAAACAATACTTGACAGGGACATGGGAGTGTGCTAAAATGCCATATCGGGACGGCGACCCTACGGTCGAAGTAGAGGCAAGCATCGAAGTGACCACAGCCAAAGCCTATCTTATACACCCCACGATGGGCGCTAAGAAGGAAGTATGGCTGCCGAAATCCCAGGTGGCTGGAATGAGCGACCTGACGGAAGACGGGATGCGGGTGTTCACCGTTACCGAATGGTGGTATAAACAGGCGGGGTTAGATGACAACGGAAGCTGAAATTAAACGGCGTATTGTCAGAGATATGCATGCAAGTGGACATTACGCGCGGCGAATCGAGGATCAATTCGCTGTGGGTACTTTCGACATGATACTAATCCCCTTGGCTATGCCGGTATTTATGGCCGAAATCAAAATGATTAGGGAGCACATATTCGGTCCGACGCCAAGACAACAGATTGAATTGGCACGTATTCACGACGCGGCTGGCAATGCTGGCCACGTTATTCCCGTAATGATAGGATGGAAGGATGGTGTTTACTATTTCCACAGACCAGTAGCCAGAATCCACCGGACGGATTGCTTCTCGGTAACGACGAGTGATATACCGTTCCACAAGCAACTGATCCAATACTACTTCTCAATCAAAGGATAACGCATGAATCCCAAGCTGAAAAATACTCCGCTCGAAGTTGCCGAATCCGTCCTGCTCGATGCCGCCAGCGCTGTTCGTCAGCGTCTGGAAGAGCACGGCCACACCGAGCGCTCCTTCAACATGATTGGCGAACTGTGGAGTAACTACATCACTCATGCTTACACGAGCCGTGACGAACTCCACCTGAAGGCTCACGACGTGGCCCAAATGATGACCCTCGTGAAGATCGCCCGCGCCACCTATGGCTATTCCATGGACAATTTCATCGACAGCGCGGGTTATACAGCGCTCGCCGCGATGCTAACGCCCGAACCGAAAGTAGATCCCAAGTCCCTCAAATTGAAAGACATGGTGACTACTATAATCCCGGTCAACAAACTTCCGGAGTAACGATGCAGCTATTCAAATTCAAGGGCGTTCATTGCGTTGTGGACGGCCAGTACGGCTCAACGGGAAAGGGGGCGTTGAGCGCGTACTTGGCTGAACAAGCGTTTAAGCAGAACAAAACCATCAATTTCGACGGATGCATTTACAGTGGCGGGCCAAATAGCGGGCATACTTGCTATTTCGGTGATAACAAGATCGTGCTAAAGCAATTACCTACCTTCAGCGTGTACTTGTCGATGCGCGGCATACATGTTCCGGTGTACTTGTCAGCCGGGGCAATTATTGATCGGGACATACTTAAAAAAGAAGCCGAAATGTACCCGCGCGTAAGTATATTTGTACACCCCAACGCCGCTATTGTGACGGATGAAGATCGTCAAGCTGAGCTACACGGCCCCATAGCAGAAGTAGCGGGCACGCGGAGTGGAACTGGTGCAGCGCTGGTCAAGAAAATTGAGCGGCATCCAAACGCTATCGCTAATAACTCGTTGGGACAAATTGCGCCCAATGTGGTAATTCAGAACCACCGACTCAAACCCGAGCGCAACGCTTATTTCATGGAGATATCGCAGGGGTTCAGCCTCGGGATCAATTCGCACTTTTACCCCAAGGTGACTAGCCGAGAGTGCACCGTAATGCAGGGGTTAGCCGATGCTAGAATCGCTCCAAGACATCTTGCATATACTTACATGGCAATCCGAACTTTTCCGATTCGTGTTGGGAATATTGATGGGTTTACTAGCGGGGATTGGTACTCAGACCAGCATGAAACTAATTGGGAGAGTATTGGCGTCCCGGAAGAACGGACGACGGTAACTGACCGAGTGCGAAGAGTAGCGTCATTCTCCCTCAATCAGTTCTACGATGCTTGCTATGCTAACGACCCCGACGTGGTGTTTATAAGCCACATGGATTACCTCCAACCGGAGGATCAGCTAGAGCTACTGGAGGAATTAAACGACGCAGTGCGCCACATTACAAAATCAGTATATTTCTTGGCCGGTTACGGTCCCAAAGTAACTGATATAGGAGAGCCACGTTGCATCTAATAATCAAAGTACCGCCATCGCTACAGAAATACGGCGATTTCCTGGAGGGGTTCCTTGAAGCTATGATGATAAAGCTAGACAAGAATAGCCATAAGGAAACCCCCACGACGCGAGATATTCCGGGCATCCTCGATTTGTTGCAGTTAGAGGTAGACGAGTTCGAGCTGCAGTTCAACGAAGACAAGCACGACGGCAATGTGCTAGTAGAACTAGCGGACGTAGCCAACTTTGCGTTTTTAGCCTACGTCGCGCTAAAATTACAGGATTTGGGCAATGGAAGATGACAAGGTAGTAATAGCAATCCAAATGCACATGGAGGACGTCAATTGGCTGACGGAAACATACGGCCCGAATTGGCACGAGAGATTGGAACAGCACATCCACCACGAAGTGACGCTGCGGAGGCAGGACAACGACGACCAATTGAAAATGAGGCAACCTTGGGACTACTAAATGTTCAAGAAGTGGCGCTCAAAGCATCATATCGAAGAGATGGATTTGCATACTACATGGAAATGGGCTTGGGGAAGACTCTTACCGCTTTGGTGGAGTTTACGTCCTTGGTCAAAGAAAAGGAAGTTACCCGATTGGTGGTGATTTGCCCCAATTCGTTCAAGGCCGGATGGGTAGATGAAATAAAGAAACACGGCATCGACGTTCACTCCCACATCTACGAATCCGGGAACGATTGGGCTAACGATCACTTCATGAACACCCAATTCACCCGACCCCCGGTACTTATCATCAACTATGAGGCGATACGCAAGGATGGAGTGCAACTATACGTCCGCAAATTCGTCGCCAACCGCAATGCAATGATCGTGCTGGATGAATCCATCCAAATCAAAACGTATAATAGTCAGCAAACGAAAGCAGCCCTCGCATTGGCTCACGTGTTCAAATACCGACGCATTCTGTCTGGCAAACCCGTAACCCAAGGGCCACATGATCTTTGGGCACAAATGCGATTTATAGGAGCCATCAATGAAAAATACTTCCCCTTCAAAACTACGTTCTGCAAGATGGGCGGATTCAAAGCCAAGAAGGTGGTGGGTACCCAAAACGAAGAGTTACTCGCGGCCAAAATTGAAAAATACATATTCCGGGCAGCTAAAAGTGATTGGACCGATCTCCCCCCAAAATTATACACTTCCAGACAATATCAACTTACCCTCAAACTCGACAACATGTACAAATCCATGGAAGACGATTTCGTTCTCTGGCTTAACGATGCGGAGAACGTAGCTGTCGACGCCTTCATAACCAAATATATTAAGCTAGCCCAAATCCAAAGTGGATTCATTATCAAGGAAAATGGCGATATTGAGGAATTGGTGCCGCCCGAGGCGAATCCACGATTTAATTTGGTGCGCGAGATTATCGAAGAGGCCAACGGCAAGGTAGTTGTGCCATACGTTCACCGCTACACGCTCAGTTTATTAGAGCGATCCCTCCATGACTATAACCCCGCTTGGATCAAAGGCGGTATGGAACCGGAGGAAATCCAAGCACAGAAAGACCGATTCAACGGTGACAGTAAGTGTCGAGTAATTCTTGTCCAATCCAGGGCCGGGAAATATGGCCATACTCTTCTTGGAGGCCCCGACGTAACCGATAAATGCAGCACAATGGTGTTTGCGGAAAACTCATACTCTCTGGACGACAGAAGTCAAATAGAAGATCGGATACATCGCCACGGTCAAATCGCAGACAGTTGCTTGTATATCGATCTTTGGGGGACCAAGCTGGACCACAAAATAACGATGGCGCTACAAGCCAAAGAGAACATAGCACAGGCAGTATTTTCATATTTTGGGATGCGGCGCTAATCTTCCTGTTGCGACAGCAATCCTACCTTTACCATATTGGCAATACGGGCCTTCTCCGCCTCCGATACCGGCCCTTTAAATTTGGGGACCTTGAACATAGTGCGGCGGAGGTTTTGGACTGCCTCTTCGGTGCCGCCTTGCGAAATACCTTTCAGAACTTTACCACCGGCTAACATCCCGCCACCAATAGCGGCTGCGGCCAATGGACTTCCAGTAGCCAAAGCGCCAATCCCAGCGCCGCCCGCCAACAATTTGTTGTTCAGGAACTCGCCAACTTCTCTGGATACGTTCGTGGCCGGATCACCTTCGTACACTTTCTTCATTAGGCTAGTCTGAGTTGGAGTAAATTCCTTAGGTTTAGCGTTTACCACTAACGATTTAAGTTTATCCTGTACTTGTTTTTGTGCTTGAGGACCAGAAGTACCCTGATTGGATTGATTTATAGCCGCCTCGATCTTCTGCACGTTAGTTGGAGCTTTCAAACCAGACGTGCTAAGAATACCAGTAGTTTTGGGTATATCGCTGGGCGAAAATGCTTTGACTATCCGATTGACGCCACTGCCGATGGCATGGCCGATCTGCCCACCGACGCCGCCCAGCGCCGCCCCCGTCGGGACGTCCTGATCGTGCGTCGCGGCGTTGACGCCCCCGTAGACCGCGCCCTCACCCCCCGCCGTCGTCGATCCGACGACCGTCCGTGCCAATGGCCCGCCGGCAGCCCACTTGATGGCCTTGGGGACGAGCGATGGTATGAACCGAGCCGCCGTACCAACATCCAAAGCGGTACCAGCCCAACCCATGCGATCGCGAGCCGCTGCTGTCTTCATTGATTGATCACCACCAGCCAAATAATCGGGTATTCCAGCGGCTACGGTATCTACACCGACCCGTGCAACGTCCTCTATAGCTTGGAACGGTCTTTGCCACGCTGGCGATGCTTCGATATCCTTAGCTTCTTTGGTGTTAAATTCTTTTTGGACATGCTCTTTGACCGACTTGATAGCTTCCTCAAGTGTCGGAGCATCGGTTCTATACGTATTCCCATCAGGACCGGTTACATCAAATGCCATGGTCGTTACCTCGGTACTGGCGTAACTTTATATTTGCTGCGACCAGACTTGTTGTGATAATCAGACTGTATTTCTTCTGTTCGTTTGGCCAAGGCTATGTCGAAATCCGCCTGGGTCTTATAGTCATTGGTGGCCAACAATTCCATGGCCGCTTTCGTGCGCGCCAATCCTCGCTTAAGCTGGTCGGTGTCTTGATACGCACGAAGGTCAGCGATAACCGATGATAGCATCTGATTTTCTTTTTCGGTAACTTGGCCAAGACCAGACGCCCCGGTGGCTGCAGCTTCTCTCATCTTCCTTAACTGTTCGAAGGCGACGTTGGAGTTGATGGAATTAACCGCCGCATCCAAGGAATCCCAGGACATACCGCCAATCGGAACACCACGGGCTAGCTTTGAACCAACACCGGATGCACCAATCTTGTCAACATACTTGAAAGCGTTGTCAATTGCGTTGCTAACGTTGCTGGCAGCGAATGCTTGGTTAGCCTTGGCTGTGGCTTCCTTCTTAGCCTTTTCTGATTTCTCCTCGGCCAACTTCGTAGCAGCCAGTGTGGATTCCTCTTCTGGACCTCCACCCGGTATTTTATACAGCTTAGGTTTGCCATCCGGACCAATTAGTGGCTTGCGATCGGGACCGCGTTCGTAGTCGTACCCTTTTTCCGGAGCCGGGAGTACAGTCCCATCTGCCGCAACATTAACATTGACGCCGGGCTGTTGCTTCAACTTAATTAGCTCTTCGTGAGTCATCGGGTCTAGACCACGCAACGCACGATCTGCATTAACTTGATGCAATTCTTCAGTAAGCGCCGGAATAGCGTCGCCAATTTTACGTGCCGGAGCAATTTCTTCAATCTTGCCGTCCCGCTTGTTGCGAAGAAACTGGCTGCCATCCGGTCGCTCGAACTTCTCAGTTTCAGGCGTCGGAGCGCCGCCAATCTTAGTGGCGACAGTTTCGCCAGTTCGCTTGTTAATGGCTGTAAGACCTCCCTCTGGAGTATCCCTGAATTCAAGCTCTGTTTTAAGACCAACGCCTTTATCACCAACCAATGCGCCCGTCCTAGAATTGCGCAGCTCCGGACCGTTAGGCCCATCAACCCACTGTGTCGGATCTGATTTCTCACCGCCGATGGTCGCAATAACTCTAGGCTTGCCGCTCGCTCTATCGTCGACCAAATGGACTTGACCAGTTTCAGCGTCGGTGATATGAGCCAAACTACGAGTAGCAAAATTAGTAAGAACCTCATCCAACTTGCCGCCCGCTTCCAATGCTTGGATATGAGCAGGAGACAAATTATATTGCTTCATAAGTGCCGGGAGAGCTTGCTTACGGATAATAGCGTTCTGTGCGGATTCTCTCTGTTTTTCGAAATTAATCATATCTTGGGCAGACAGCGACATTCCGCCAGCGCCGCCTCCATGCCCAGAAGCTGAAATCAACGCCGCACGATTAGTCGGGCTGTTGGACAATCCCGCCGCGATTAGCGAAAGACCAGAGTCCAACCGTTGCGCGTTCTGATTCTTCTCCATCAGCTTGATGTACATGTTAGCCAAATCGGGGGGAGACTGAGTAACAGTTGGAGCAGCTTTCGCTGGTTGTGGATTTGTAACCGGCGTTATCGCACCTGTTGGAGTAGAAGTCTCCGGGACCGGCGGAAGTGCCCGAGAAGCTGGTTCTGCAGGCATCTCGGCTCGCGCACCCATAACTGCTGCGTTTGGGTCTTGCCCACCCGTAAGTCTGCGAATGATGTCGCCAATATCAAAGTCCATTAGTATCTCCCCGCTAAAGTAAGACCACGAGGCTGCATCTTGCTCTTAAGCAACGTATCCATTAATTGAGCGGACAATTGACTAGGCGCATTCGGCTGCGTCGACATGGGTGTAATAGTCGCCGCACCAGTGTCTCCAGTCGGAGCTTTCGGCTTTAGTCCCTTGGCGACGTCATCCAAACCGCTCATCAGCTTTTCGTAGTTGCCGCCCTTTTCAAATGCCTTAGCTTCCTCGGGCGACGTAGGCAATCCAACTGTACCACCCCAGCCTTGAACGGGATTGGAAGCCAAAGTAAGACCGCCAGTTTGATTAGGCTCAACAGCCGGACGACTGAACGGAACGGCGTCAGCCCCGCCAGCGGGGAAGGCAGAGGGGGGTCTTACTGGCGGAGCAGCCGCAACAGTGGATGCAGGGGCAACCACTGGAGGTGTTACCCATTCGGCTGGGTTATCTATCTTGTTACTCGTTTGATTACCTAAAAGTTTGCCGTCAGGCCCCAAGCGAACAACATCAGATGGAGGTGGAACTATGGGTTGTGGCGGAACTACCGGGGGAGGAGCCGCCGTGGGTGTAATAGGCACCGTTTGCACCACATTGGGGGGAGGCGTGTCCAATGTTATTCCCCTGTTTTTCATAAACTGTAGACGGAATTCTTCGGGTGTCATGACAACACCTCCATAAGGTTGTTGATGTCGATGATCTTATATTTACCCGCCTTCTTGACAGCGGAGGGGAATTTCTTTTCAATGTCTTGCGCCATTGGTCCCACCACCTTCGGATATGTCTTTGGGTCATCCTTGTAGCGGTAAGAATACAACGGTATCTCACCGTCTGTTATTTTGGTGATGTCTGTTTTGGTTTTGCGATCCGACATGGCAGCCAAAGCTGGAAGTGCTTTGAGAACACCCAGCCCCGTTGTAGCCCAATCCATTGGAGTTTCTGTATTCGTAGTTTTGGTGCCGGTTTCGGTCTTGCCGTATGGCGACATGCCCAGCGAAGCGAGGAGAAGATTGAGCTTCTCGACTGGATAGTTTCGTGCCTCGTCGAACTTACCCATCGCGGCGTCGATAACCTTCTGCCTCGAGCCGGTTTCCGCCTGACCAGCACCGAGCAGGTTCAAAGCGTCGGCAGTACGAGATCCTTGTCGCGCGCCAGCGGTGCCAACTAACCCAGCAGCGGCAGCTTGTCGGCCGGTTCGATCTTGCAGAGCAGTGGTAGTGGCGAAATCAATACCTTGTTTGCGTAACTGCGCCGTTAGATCACCAATACCTCGGACACCTTCTCCTTGAGCAACACCTTGCTGAACAGCGAAACGAGATCCACCGAAAGCATTGGCTTTTTGGGCTTGATCTGATATGCCGGTCAACTGTTGCGTAAGTGCTGTATTAGCATTACGAATCGCGTTGTTCTCTACTTCGCTCGTGTACGGATTTAAAAATTGATTAATATCCAATGGGCCAGCGGTGCCTCTGTAGATATCGGCGGCGTCGTTATACATTCCAGTTTCGGAACCAGCCCCCTTTGATAGTATATCCTGACCTTGCGTGGTCAAGGCTGAAGGCGCGGCGACCCGCTCTCCTTCATATTGCTGCAGAGGCCGTCCAGCTACCTGCTTTGCAAAGTTATAGTTTTCCTCTGAGGCTTTTTCAACCCAAGCAGGAAGCTGTACTTTATTCGACTGCTGTGCGGTGGTTGTTGAAGTTGTGCCGCCCATGTTCTATATCCTTCGAGTAAACTGCACCTTGTTTCTTCCAACCCGGAAGGCGGTGATCCCACCAACCCTCCCGGCCAATTGCTGTGATAAGATCAGCGCCAATAGACTTCGCCCATTTTTCGACCTTACCTTCCAGCACCAACGAATCCTCTAAATTACCAATCACGAAAAGTATATTAACCGTCTTGCGACGTGGAAATTGATGTATTTGAGTAATTGCCATGGTGTCTTTGTAAGCGTGGCTTTGCATATCACCAGTATTTAATGCATGCTCAATATCTTCCAAATTATACAGGTTATTTGCCTGCCTCAACGCTCTCGCTACCTTGACAACCATGTGATCCGCAATAATCATGTACCAGATACCTTGGTTACTGTCAACGCCCCAGCGTCAGTTACCTTTACTTCGAATACCTTTAAGCTGGGCGAATATAACAACAACGATCGATTACCAGTTGTCGAACTAAGAACATCTTTGTCAGAACCTTCTTTTTCTCTAAGAAATTGCTCAAGAAATTTAGTTACATCGGGGTCTTGAAACTTAGGGACCTTCATCATTACCGGCCACCCCTTGGCTTGCTATCAAAGATGATTGGACCAATAGTGCTCCAATCCCTGTTGGCAATCATATCGATACGTAGCCGAACATCGCGGCCAGTTTCTCGGATATCCACCCAACCATGCTGGTTTACCGTGCGTTGTGCTGTATAGCGTTGTTTGCTGTAATTAGATCGATCATTATTCAACGCCAACGAGAAAGCCAACGCCGTACGATCGCCCATAATGTCTGGGTGTATCTTGCTAATAGTAATCCACCTCTCGCCACCAGCGATATTGAGCGTTTGGGATTCAAGATACGGCATAAATTGTGCTTCAGGGTATACAAACCCCGTCTCATGTTTCCAAACCTTATACCCATCCGACATCAACGGGTTACGATCATTGCCATACACAAAGCCACAAGTTCTTTTAAGAAATCCCGGCATCCAGACTCTAGACCTATAATCCAAGGCCACGTAACGACTGGTTTCAAGGCCATAAGCAATGTCTACCCAGAAGAACCATAGCTCACCGCGACTAGCAACATTTACCACATTGGACTCACGAACAGTCCTCGCAAAATCCATCCGATTTGTTACCGTATCCCAAATCGAACACGGAAGAATATCAGCAGCAGTCCCATTCCATAGCCAAAATCCCTCAACGGAAAACCATACAACACCGTCAGGAATAGCGGCAACAGACGAAGCAGATATGGGGGTTGGTATTCTACCTACCGGCCGAATACGATATATGTACGGAAGACCTATATAATCAACGACGTGCGTCATCGTCGGGGTAAACACTAAGATGCCCGCCGCTGACAATCTAGCTGCTACAATGGGCGATAACGGGTCTACCGTGTACATTCCGGCGGTATTAGTGATGCTGGCGAAGTTCCAATCGTTCAGATCTTCCTGACTGCACCAACCAAAATCACCATAATTGCCGCCCATGCCAAACAGCATAACATGGCGTTCAGGAGTAACTATGAACTGTCGATTGGTTATTGGAGCACCAGTTACTGCGACTAACTTGCTGGATGGTGTAGTTGGACTCCATCGGTACAACTTACCCTCGTAACTCCACATAACCAGCAGATCTTGGCCCCAATTATTGAGTGTCCAAGCGGCAGAGAATTTTTGAAGAGTTGACACGGCACCTGGGACATCGACGCCGTAATTATTTTTACCATAGTCTAGTTCGCCGTAGCCAGCGTTAAGACCGGCTGGCGCGGGTATTCCGCCCACTGGTGTAACATCCGTCAACGAATTGCCCGACTCCACGTAACAGTGCTGTTCACACAGATAAGCAGTCCAAATAATGCCATTCAATGCTACCCAGCGGTGCATTTCTCGAACACGGGAGGCAAATGGCCCACCAGACAATACTACTTGCTCCCACCCGCCCATGGGCTTTAATGTATTGCCATCATCCCAACGTATAAGATTACCATCACGCCAGTTGCTGATCTTGGCTGATCTTGACAGGAGGGTTGTTACCCCGGCTGGGAATTCAATAGCTGGCATGTTACCCCAACTTTATTTGAGCATTGAGACAAATTGTGGGCTGCGCATTGGGATGCCAACTAGACCCACCTTGAGCATCAGAAGCGATGGTGCCGCTAACGCCGTGACCATGATTAAGATCAGTACTAGTTGTAGCCGTAGCCGTTTGGCTGGCCCAACCGAACGGACCACCGCCACCCGCGCCCAATCCAGTTAACTTGTCGAAGTTATGTCCGTGAGGCCAAGCACCTATCGCAGCTGCCGAGCCGCTGCAAGATCCGCCGTGAGAATGCGATATGCTTTGCACCAGCGTTAGATAGTGGTAATCCAAGCCGCCCGCTGCGCCCAACGCCGCCCCATTAAATGCGGTAACCATTCTATTTGTACCAGTGTCTATCATCGCAATGGTACGGCCACGACAGTCGGGAAGAAGTAAATTGGTAGCATCGCCGCCGTATTGAAGACCAATGCGAGCATTCAAAAATGGATTTGCTGCTCTGTTTACTGCTTGCCCTTGACATAGCGCATAACCAGTATCAGCAGATGCGGCGGCGGTATAAGCAACAGTTCCTGGAGGAACACCAAAAAACGATATAACGCCGCTAGGCAATATAAAATATACATTACCAGCGCTATCCGCGTAAATAGTAAGAGAACCCGCAGGCGGAGCAGCCGGAGCAGCCCCGCTAAATGGTATATTTATTTTTGGTATCGTAACATTGCCACTTTGTCGATTGATGACAAGCGGATCATCAATTCTAAGGGTATCATTGCCGTAACGCGTGATTATAAAATGACCAGCCGTGCTCGCCGGATTATCATCGCCAGTAGTAACTGTCCATTGAATAGATTGCCGCACCATCTTGGCTTCTATGATGTCGGCATTGCCGTTCCACTTAGTGCCCCAAGTGTTGTTGGACGCACCAATTTCCGGCTTGGTTAAGCCTAGCTTTGGGGTTACTGTATCAGCCATGATTTACCTCAATCTCGGAACACCGTCGCCCAGAATACCAGCGAATTGCAGCAGTAGAACTATGACAATCAGTACCCCAACCACCATCAACGCCACTTTGGCTACTCGTCGAAATGGGTCTTGTAATGGCACGTTGTCGATAAGGTAATTCAATAGCCAAAGGACAAGTCCGATTACGATCAGGTATATTACTAGATATATTAAGCTCTGGATCATATCTCGTCCTCCGGGACATCAACCGCCTGCGGCATTGCTTCCTTAGGCGGTTTGGGGTCTGCCTTCCCATCATAGTCCAAATCGGGGATACCCTGATAAAGCAAGCTTTCGGATGCCCGCCTGCGAACTAATCCGGGGAGGACTTTTCCTCCTCCTTTGTTCCACTTCGGGAATTCCTTAGCCGCTCCAGCGTGATCTCCTGCGTTGACTTTTTTGAGGAGAGTTGATTTAGCAAGGTTTCCCTCTCCACAATTGTAGCAGAATGACACCAACGCATCGTACTGATGAGCAGTGAGAGGCACCTTGACCAGCCGACGTACAGCGTTTTCAAAACCGACCATATCTTCCGCAAATGCTTCATCGCATTCCTCGCGGGTCCATCGAGAAGTTGCATCGAATTTACGCCCGTGATGATTGGTGTGGCCGTGACCAATTGTCAGCACATTTGCAGGACACTTGTATGCCTTATAGTGGCTGCCATCTTTCTTAAGACAACCCTCGAAATGATGGATCAGATTCGCGCCTGCTTTGGTCAATTTGCGATCTTCATTCATCTCACCCTCCTGAAGTAAAGCTCCCGCAACAACGCATCCCGCGTCGCCGTCGGTTCAGTCGCTAGGCGGGTTAGCACTTCCTTGTATCGATCCTTCCAAATTACTTGTGCCATTTCATGAGAAAATATCAACGTGTCCGCGCTCGAAATTTCGATTGGCAATGCTTCGCCGGAACGAACGGCCATGATGTGGTGTCCAGCTACAACCATTGTCACATCGTCGTAGGCTTCACGCAGCATTGCTTCAAACAAATCCAAATTGTCAGTATTACGCTTTGTTTCTTTATCAACAACGCCCAGCGCTACTCTTTCGGCTTCCACTTCGCCAAATAGCTTTAGCGTTTGTTCTAGGCGTTCAGTTTTCATTTAGTGATACTCTTGCCGAAATCACGCAACAGAAGTTCACGAACACGCGCAATGGTATCTTCGTTTTTCTCAATTTGACTTTCGAGCACGGCGATCTTCAGTTTCATTTCGTCCATGCGACCTACCGTGTAAGCCGCGCCGCGTTCCTCCATGATCGTGACGCGGGTTTCGAGCTTGACCATGTAGGCGAGACCGCTAGCCGCGAACGCCCCAATCGCAATCACCTGCGCGATCAGGAAGTAGATCAGCGTCGAATTTTCCTTGAACCATGATTTAGCTTCTTCGACCATTACACCCAAGCACTCCCGTTCCATGTTTTAACGGGCTTCTGCATCCATGCACTTCCGGCCCACACTTTCGCTGGCTTGTCCACCCAACCTGTCCCACCCCACACATTTACTCCACTTACAGCATGATATACCAAATTCACCGGAATACCATTGAGTACGAGCGAACCCTTCGCCGCACCCACGACAGCGCCACGGCGCAACAACGCCGTTTGCCCATTCAATAGGAATGAGCCCTTGACGGCTGCCATAACATGCGCGTAACGCAGCGTTGCTGGCAACCCATTGAGCACCAACGCTCCGCTCGCCGACGCGCCCAAGCGAGCGGAGCGCAACCCGGTCGCTGTTCCAGCGAGCGTTACTGTTCCCACACTCGCCGTCATCTTCCGCGCGGCGCGCAATACCGTAGGCGAACCAGCGAGCGTAACGGCACCTGTCGCCGCAGACAGCGTGTAGCTAATTGCAAGCGACTCGTTCATCCACGATTTAAAAGAGCTTACCGAAGATAATGTCTGCGTAAACATCGCCGTCTGGGTTCGAACCGTGGCCTGCGTGTTCGATAGCAACCCATAAAACGACAGCGGCACGTCGCCAGAACCTGCTAAGAACGAAGTATCAAATCCTCCTATTCCTGTTGCCGGATTAGCCGTTCCAGAATTATTCCAGACTCCATTATTCTTGCGCGCCCAAAACAGATTGCCGCCACTGTCATATGCTATCGAAATGACATCGTTGTTGGCGAGCGATCCGATAGCCGTCTGGAAAACATTATTGATTTTTATGTTACCAGCGCCGTCAACAATCGCGCCTCCGGTCAAATCCAGAGCTATTCGACTCATACCGCAAGCCCAATCGCTACTACCACGAACATCACACACGAACTCGGCGTACCATTTCCCGGCAGTCGCATAAAGACGCTTCTGCGTCGACTTAGCGCCTTGACCGGCTGTCGTTGTCGCCCGTGCCGTCCGATCACCATTCGATAGCGTTACCGTCGCCGATTTGTTAGTCTTATCCCACGCATTTGCAATTGGCCCCGTCTGGGTATAGGTAAGTGTGACTGCCACACCGTTCAGAACAATCGCACCAGTCGCCGACGCCCCGACATTCGTCCGTCGGAACCCTACCGGCACCCCATTAAGTAAGAATGCTCCAACAGTCGTGACAAGTTTTCGTCCAACAGCTAATCCCGTTGGCGAGCCATTTAGCAGGAACGTCCCAACTGTATTAACTTCCGCGTAATTACGCTTTAGTATTACTGTCTGCCCATTGAGCGTAAACGCACCCGCCGTGACAACGACACGATGATCGTACCGCAGCGTTGCTGCAACACCGTTTAGCGCATATGCTCCAGTAACTGCCTTTAGGACATCCGTGCGACGGAACGTGACAGCCACGCCGCCTAGCGTAATCGCTCCTACAGTTGCCGGCAACACTTTCGCCGGATTATTTGAGAATATAAGGTTTGCGGCCAACCCATTTAGTACGAACGACCCAGCCGTGACCGGCATAACTCTTGTATAGCGGAACGCCACACTCTGTCCATTGAACGTAAACGCACCCTTCGTCACAGGCAATACACGTGCCGTTCGCAACGCTGTAGCAATGCCACTCAGAATTAACGATCCAACCGACACCGGCAGAACATGATTGTATCGCAGTATCGTAGCAACGCCACCAAGCGTAACTGTTCCGGCAGCAATCGGGAATTTTCGAGCATACACGAGCCGCGTAACTGGACCGGCCAACGTTACTGTTCCGGTCGACGCAAGTATTGATTTAGCTGATCCGTATACCAACGATACTGGTTGACCATTTAGCGTAAACGCGCCAGTGAGCGCCCCGACAACATGGCCATAACGCAGCGTGACCGGAACACCCGTAAGTGTGAAGGCACCTGCAACCGCCGTCAGCTTATGACCGTATAGTGTTCCCGTCGCAACGCCCGTCAGCAACAACGAGCCCTTCACAGCAGGCATGGTGCGAATGGCTCGAAGTGCCGTTGCCACACCACCGAGCGTAATAGTTCCTACGGTGTGCGGGACAATATAAGTACGCTTCAGCGTAACCGTTTGACCGTTCAGCGTAATCGCACCGACAGTCGTCGGCATCGTATAGTGCGTAAGCGCCGTCGTGCGCGACAACGTGACGTCAATGCCAGTCAACGTGTATGGTGTTACAGTAGCCCGAACGAATCGCGCGGCGCGTAATCCAGTAACAACGCCTCCAAGCGCTATATTCCCAACAGTTATTGGGAATTTCCGTCCGTACCCCAGTTTTGTTGCGACACCTCCTAGCGTAATCGTACCCGTCAGGGCCGCCATTCGCCTCAAACCGCCCGCTACACTTCCAGCAAGCGCATATGTCGTAACAGTAGCCCGCACAAATCGCGCTGCGCGTAATCCAGTAACAACGCCACCTAATACAACCGCGCCAACTGTAATTGACAACTTACGAGTGGCAATTAGTCCTGTCGTCACGCCGCCAAGAACAACTGTCCCGGTCGCTGCTGGCATCGTATAGTGAGTGACCGCGACGCCCTTAGTCAGAACAACGTCGATACCTGCGAGCACAATCGCGCCGACATCGACATTGAAATCGCGGGAGCGCGCCAGCTTGTTAGCCGGACCCGCAAGCACAATCGCACCAGTCGCAGCGGGCATCGTGTAGTTCGTGACGCTGACAAGCGACTCGCCCATCCACGACGTATAGCCGGATGGCTTATTAGCTACCGTTAGATCCGCAGCCCTCGTTCGGAGCGTAACGGCTTCACTAGTCGTATCGAAATTCACTGCAAGCGCCAGTGGCACCGCCGCAATCGCCGACGCATCCGCCCCGTTAACTCCAGTACTCGGATTAACCGTCGAGTTATCATTCCAGTTGCCGGTATTTAAGCGGACATAGAGTTTCTCTGCACCAGTATCCCACGCATAACAAATGACATCGCCTGTAGTCGCCGTGAACAAACCCGAGCCAGCAGGAGTCGTACCGATACTAAGATTTCCATTATAAGAAACGGAAAAACTGTCAGTCGAAGCGCCGCTAAGATTCTCCGTAAGAGCACGGGCACCGAAATTAGGCGTACCACCAACGAGCACATATTCCCAATAATACTTTCCCGCCGTCTCATTCGTGCGCGTCTGATACGAACGCACGCCACCAACAGTCCCACTATTGGCCGTCGCCGTTCTGTCACTATTCGTCAAATCCACATTCACCGATTTGTCGTTGACATTCCACGCATCCGCCGTCGGTTGCGGGATCGAATATTCGTTATACCTCAGCGTACCATTATCGTTAACGATGTACGGAAAGACTACGCTGGTGCCGCGCGTGTAGCACAACTGATTCATCGACAAGTTAGCGTCGGCTAGTGCAACAGTACCCGTGAAAACATTAATTCCTGTAGTCCATGTCGCGCCTTTATCCGGCGATGTAGTAATGTAAAGATCGCTATCCGCACTTCCTCGATACAGCGCATAAAAAACGCCGCCAGTGTCACCTATGCGAACAGGTTGACCAGTCGCAACACCGACAGTCGTGACCGTCGGGTTATCCGCACTACTCCAACGAGCCGCATGGGACGCACCTATGCCCACAAATCGAACGGTAGGTCCCGCATCAATGAACGTCGCTATATCCTGTAATAACCCCGCACCCGTGGACGCCGCCGTGCCCAATACGTTCGCACTGGTCAGATGGCGTTGCTGCGTGTTGGAGGAATTGTACCAAAGGAAATGCAGTCGATCCGACGCGCCCAACACCACCATAGGCGAGAAAGTATTGACGCCCGTCGCGGACACCGCCACGCCAGCGGCCCACGTCGCAACCCCCGTGCGTCGTCGATACGCTGTCTGCGAGAACGTCGAAATCCTCGCCGCACTATAATGAACGACCACTTCGGCGGTCGAGCGTACCACAATCGAAGTCATATACGAGTTGGCGGCGGTACTGGTCGTTGTGTTCAGCGCCGAGTTGATCGTCTCGGCTGTGACGAACGTATCTGTCGAGCAATCAAACGTCTGATACTTATGGTTGATGCTGGTCGTCGAGCCATCCGTAATTACCATGTGGATGACGTTGCCGACTTGATACGAACTGATGAATTGGATCGCCGTCGTGAACCCGGTCTTGGTCGCGATACTAGTCCAAGCCGCACTTTCGGTTCCCGTGGATAAACGTAAAGTGTAATCAGGGGTAGTAGCGTCTGTTGTCCAAGCTCCACTTACATATACACTTCCTTTTCCTCCAGCATAAACATCACCAGTCCCACCATACCAAGACACAACATTCGTATTACTGAGTGCTCCGCTTCGTGAAACCACAAGGCAATATTTAGTAGCAGCACTCAATGCAACAGGCGTAGTCCAAGTTATTGTATTAATTGAATTGGTAGTAGGTACACTAGATGCTGCTATCAACCCCTGCCCAAGACTTGAACCGGTTGGAAAATCACTAGCATCAGCCAAATAAATATCCGCAAGAATGTTATCTGTTGGCGAACCAGTTTTGGCACCGGAAAATGTGAAGGACTTTAGGCTTACCGCTCCTATCGTCGTAAATGTTTGCGCTGCCTTTTCGTTTGCTGCACTAAAACCTATAGCCCTTCCAGCATTTGTAGAAGCCTTGGTGTCAACAATTACTAACGAATCTTCCGGATCGGTAGACTTGTACGCCTGCAACGTCGTCGAGGTGGCGCTGCTGCGACCGATGAAATAATAAGCGTCGGTGAGGGTCACCCCATAAACAGCAAAGCCAAGGTCGTTAGTTGACGACGCAGTATAGGTCGTCCCGTTATAATTCACCATGTTGCCCCCGGCGTAGGGGGACGAACCTTGGCCTGTTATGTTGTAATAATTTGTAGCGTTTAAGCCGGTACTGCGCGCTGGCATCAGTGCATATTTGGTAGATGCAGAAAGCGCGACCGGCGTTGCGAACGTAAATGTTGTCGGGCTGTTTAAGCCAGTAAGCGCCGTAGATCCAAGTGTAGAACCGACAACAATATTTGAAGTACCCAGCGCACTTCCAGTCGGAAGCCCGCTGCCATCAGTAGCGTAAATACTTACAGTCAGGTTGTCGGTAGGGGATGCAGTTTTCCATATGGAAAGACGGACAGACGAAACCAATGTCGCGGTGGTCGTTGTAAAGGTCTGACCCCTGCTGGCCCAACCACTAGCAGTATCCCCCCACGTCAATCCTGCAGAGGCGGACGTGTTGGTCGTATAAAGCGTTTCCGCTCCAACAACACTAGCCTTGAACGGCCCAACCGACGCGACCGCCGTTGCGATTCCGGTGATTGTTACCGGGAGGGCCATTCAACTGTCCTTACGTCAGCGTCAACACGCCGTTGGCGGCGTCGAAGTCGACCGTGAACGTTTCGGTGTCATTCAACGTGATACTCGACCCATAGTCGTAATACCCGATCACTTTATCGGTCGCACTCGAATTATACAGAATTACATACCTAAATGGACCTATGCCACCCGCAGTGGCCGTGAATACACTATCTACGAGTATCAATTTAAAAACACCGCTCGTAGTCGTCGAACTGGTCTTTGACACCGTGTTGCCGGTTGCGGTGTAGCCGTTCGCCGCCGCAGGCGCGGGCGCAACTGTCGTATTCCACACCGTATCACTCGCCTGCGTCGGAGCAGTATTAGTGAGCGCCGCCTTATAAGTGCAGGTTTGTAGGTTGTGTCCGGCCTTCGACAGCTCGTCGATGAACGTAAAATATTTATTAAAGGCTACCATGTTCGTCTCCTAGTTTGTGTCAATCCAGACGTCATTGACGGCTGGACTAGAAGGTGCCGTCGTACCCACAGTAATCGTTGGAATCCTAACCCACGTGTTATTTTCCCGCCCATACGTAGTTGAATCTACAGGAGCCTCAGTGACCGGGTTACTTACACTAGCGCTCTCTCGCACTACAATGACGCGCGCAGCCGTAAGTGCATTTCCTCCACTCAACCTTGTGACCGGCATCGTCGCGTAAGTACCATTATCTGTATATGCCGCATCAAGACGGAACAATTGCCACTTCGCGGAATCATCCCGATCCTGGACATAAAACGTGTCGCCAATCGTAACTTTTTGGAGAAAATAATTTTTCAAATCAATCGAATCGAAGTTCGTATAATTCAGCCATATCGTAGTGATGCTAGTCATCGTCGTGCTGTTAAACCTAAGCGAACCGCTCGCTGGAGGCGCACTTGTAGTTGCATTGTACTGATAGTTATTAATAATCCCGCCGCCACCAATAGCGGCTTCAAGCCACCCGTTATTTTTCCTTACATACTGCTTTCCATCATTTGGTGCATCACCAAAATGTTCACTCGCCACATAATTAACAAGCGCGTTATGATCAATTACATTACTAAGACCAGCAGCAGTATAACCGCTATCTTTTATTATTTTACCGCTAGAACCATTAAATAAAACAACATTATTAGCGCCTGCTACATTAGGGCCGATAACATCACCATCCGGAGAAGAACCAAACGCGCTGTCGAGAATATCAAAATTTCCGTTTAACTTCTCGCCCCAGGTATCATCAGAAGCACCGACGTCGGGTTTAATTAAGCCTAGAACGGGGGTGGATGCATCAGCCATTATGCCCTCGGTATCCAATTATCAATTATTGGTGCCACTGGAACCCAAGTATCCAAAAGAACTGTCTCTGGTACCCAATTATCTGTTAATAGCGAAACTGGAGTCCAAATCTCCGGCGGAATCACCCCTGGAACTGGAATCCAGTTGTCAGGCGGCGGATCAATCGGTATCCATACTACGCTCTCACTTAAGTCAAAAGTGCCTCGGCCATACTTCCCTCGACCGTATTTCCTACCCAAAGGTCTTCCGCCTTGTCTGCACCAACACAGAACCGCTAGCCATATCGATCTTGTGCTGTGTATTCATAGCATTCACCATCCTAACTACTTCTTGATCCCACACGGCACTCCGTTGATCTTCAATGGCATATAATGACGCGATGTGGAGAATCTTCAGGGTGTACACTGTCAATGCGTACACATTCGGCCAATTGTTAGCGTCATTCGTAAGTGGCGGGATATTTTGATAATAAGCTAATTCTAACTGAAGTGGCTCATCAACTGAGATGTCGCCAACAACAATATGATTACCCAATATACAATAACGGCGATGACGAGAATCATAAGGAAGGGTCGGGGGATCATCGAATTCCGGATTAAAAAATTGATCTGGAGTCTGGTAGCGCAACAAACCACCCTCGGGGAGGTAGCGAATTAAACGAATTTCTTGCCAATCCAAAGGAAGCAACGCTTTGCCCAAACTGAGCACCGAAGTATCTATCTGAATCATGTGCTTAACGCGGAGGGCCGTGGATAAATATTCTTCTGCCATCCGAATCCACCCGGTAACAACCGCATCGGGATAAACATCTTCGCCGATGGCCAACCAACCTCTGATTTCCGTGCACTTGTCGGTGAGAAATGTGCCCATTATCTACCCACCCGTCCTTGCCATATACGAAATGCCCGGTTGTCTGGATCATCGAGCCATTTGGCCCAATCACCATCATCCCAATTTTCTAGCACGGATTTTTCGTAAACTGAGACGGGTACCCCTCGGGCTAACAATTTGTTAGTTGACCGTCTAGGGTGAAGCTCTCGCATTATTTTGTTGTTTTCGAGAGCTTGCGTTAAGTCCTGTTCCGTATAGACGTGCACTGTCTCAGGTGCGTCGTCTTCCCATATCATAGTGCGCTTGATGGCACCATCGTCTCGATATACTCGCTTAATCTCTGCCATGGTAGCACACCTGCGGTTCGCTGTCAAGTCCCAGCATAGTATTCATTATTTTATGCCCCACTTATTTTTCTTCGCCTTCGCCACCATAGCATCTATTTCTGCTTGTTGTTTTGCCGCGCCGTACAATGGTTCTTTTGGCGGTATATGTTCCGCACCAGTATATGGAACTCCCGCATTAATCTTCATATTTTTTAGGTCTTCTGCAAGTTTTTTGGCCATATCGTCGTGCGCTTTATCCTTATTTTTTAAAACAGGTTCAAGCGGTTTTACATTCTTTGTTTCAAATATTTTATCGTATTCTTTCCAGAACTGCTCGCCAGTTACTTCTTGGTTTTTAAATTTTTTCTCTAAATCCGCAAATGTTTGCATAGATTTATTGATACCAAATTCTTTATCATAATTTTCTTGCCACTTCTGTTTTCTAGCTTCCACTGCCTCTCTAACAGGACCAAATGGCTCAGGGTCATCTATTTTCTTTAAAAGGCCCTTAGGAATATTCCATTTTGTTGCCCCTTCGTCCCAATCATACGCAGGATCTTTTTTCATAGGCTCGTGAACACCACGCTCCGCAGCCAGCTTTTGACCTTGTGGACTAAACCTTGGTACAGTTTGTGCTGGATCAAAAGTCATAAACGTATTGTACTTACCCATTGGCCTATTGGAGTAATCAGTGCCGTGGGGGTAAAATACAGAATCGTAACCTCTATCCTTAAGCATTGGGGCAAATTGGTTCTGCCACGTTTGATCTGATCCACCTATATTGCGCATATCTTCCAAAAGGCCCCTAGGTAATTGGTAACGTCCCCCTTTAGCTACAAAATCTTCCAGCGGCTGGATTACGTTCTCAGCCTGATTCCATTTACCAGCGTCAAATGGGACTTTGAGAGGATTCTGAACATCAGCCAAAATTGGGACAGTTCTGGCATGGGCATGTATACGCAAATCTTCTGGGGTAAGGTGGCTCAAACTAGTGTTGAAACTAGGCTTGTTGCGAGCATACTGAGCAGCCACGTTTGGGTCAATCGTAGAATGAATACCCAAATCGTGAGTCTTAGGAGGTAATTGAAATTCTGTAAAATCGGTCGGACTGCCAGTTCCGTGATAACCGCCGATCAATGGCTTAGGCCGGATGATGCCCGCCCCAAGGACTGATTCCGCGCCTTTTACAGGAACTCCGGCGATCGCCCCGGTGCCCATTACATTAAGAGCAGTTTCCACCGCTGGGGCGGGATCATATTCACCGCCCGCCCGCCGTTCCTCTGACGCTTCGAATGCCCGCTGGGGTAATCCAGCCACGTTGGCTGCAGTGTTGTACAACAATCCGCGAACTTGCCCTTGGGCCTGTTCCTCGGGCATTGTAGCTAGCCCATAAAGTCGCTCCCAAAGCGACGGCATTATTTTTTCTTGGGTCGAATCTTGCCCGTTCCCTTGTCGGCCTGATTGAATTCCTTGGCGACCTTGGTCGGAATGCCAACCTTCTTGGCAAACTTGGGATTATGCGCAGCCGCCGCCATTGTGCGAGCCTGCTTTGCAGATTTACTCGGCATGACTTCCTCCATATAATGAAAGACCACCCCCGTTAAGGGGGTGGCAAGGCTCGGGGGAGCTATTTGCGATCGACGATCACGCCGTCTTTAAGATCGGAGTGAGGTGTTCTCGCTGCGTCGAGCGCTGCTTGGGTGGTCAGCGTTGTAATAACTGCACCCTGCTTGACACCGTTGAACATAATATGGCCCAGCGGGTTGCGCATCTCAACGCCCCACTCTGCCAGAATCATACGGGTTTCCGCATCACCCATCTTGGCGAGGGGTTCCGTCTTGAAGTTCCGGAAGAATGCAGTAGCGAGGTAGTCAGCATCGAGAATGAATGCAACGTCAGTTGGCATCCAGCGCGACGGAAGGCACGTAATACGACCAAAATCGGTAGCAATAACATCGACGGTGGCTACCACTTCGGTCTTGCCAACGAGGATTTGCGAACCGTTGCGACCATCGAAGGTCGAAACAGTGCGCTTAATGGCCGGGGGAACAATTAGTTTGTCCGGCGAAGCACCATTGGTGTATGCCTTCTGCATCGCATCACCAACCATTACTTCAGTGAAAGCAACTTGAGAGCCACCAACGACTGCAGCGAAAGCATCGGTAGCCAGTACCGGAAGGCCAGCAGTGACACCAATAACCGCACCTGCAGGAGCAGATAGTTTGTCAACCGCACGACCAAGCCAATGCGCGATAGCTTCGGTTCGGCGAGCAGTTGCCGTTGCATCACCGTCCACGCGGGCTTGCCGCGAGCACATGATAGTTTCCATGTCCGACTTGAGGACCTTGGATGCCATCGCCATTTGGTGGCCAAGCTCCGAACCCTTGCCAGCAGCGTCGGAAGCTTCCTGCGATCCGGATACAGTTGCGTCACGCTTTGAAATCTGCGTGACGTTGGTCAAACGAACCGTCGGAGTAGCCGTGCTATTGACGTTCACAAAGCCTTCGAGCTGGGCGTTGTTCGGATCAACGACGGGGAGGTTTTCAGTCTGCCAGTCGAATGTCCGGTTCTTGGCATTGCGGCGGCGCGACAATGACATGACGGGCGTATCGAATGGGTCGATGTTGTAAATAGAGTTAGACAGATCTTCTCTGTTACCTTTCGCCCCGTAGGTCGTAAAGGCACCGGTTGTTACGGGCATGAGAGTTATCCTCTTGCAAGAATCTGGTCAAATACAACGGCAGCATCTTCCATGCTCCCGGTGCGGCTGAGCCTCTTCATTGCCTGATTAACTCCCTTGTGGACCGTGCGCGACTTAGCGCTTCCCGTCCCCGGAGGTATAGGCTTGCCTTGCGGCTGACGAATGACTGGCTTGGGCTTAGCAGCCATCATCCGGTCGTACTTGGACGCCTTCAGGAGAACCTGAAGCATCCTGCTGTCGTATACTTGCGACAATTCTTCTTCGGAGAACCCGGAAGATAAGCCAGTCTTGCGCATCGACTGCAAGTCCTTGGACTTCTTTTTAGGGTCGCTCCATGTCTTGCGATTCGCGGATTCGAATTTAGCGGCTTCCTCTTCGGCGAACGCCGCCAACTGAGTTTGATTTGATTGAGCAGCCTTCTGAGCCACTTCGTTCATCTGTTGTTGCATCTGAGCGCGGAATCCATTAGCCTTCTCGTAGTAGCGCTGCAACTCTCGCGCTTTAGCAGGGTCCGCAGCGAATTCCTTGTCCCAATCTGGCTCTGGCGGGATCATTGTATCCATGTGCGCTTGCATCTGCTTTGCGACGTTCATGGAGTATTCATAATTTTGCACAGCATCGGCAGCAGCGCGGCGAACTATCTTTTTCGCCTCATCCAATTGATTCATGCGCCGATGAAATGTCTCGGTGCGAACATAACCCTCGAGGGCTTCTTTGAGAGTTACTTCTACAGGCTCCCCGTCCACGGTGACTTCGACCTTTTTGGAAAGATCGCTGGATTCGTCGCCTTCGGTGGCCTCTTCATCTTCCCCTTCTTCTGCTCCAGTATCGTCATCCCCGTCGTCGGACTCGTCCTCTCCAGCCTCCCCTTCGTCATCGTCGCTTGGCCGATCCGGTCTATCTCCCTTGCCAGGATCCCTTGGACCGGCCTTATCGTTTTCTTTGCCATAGATCAAATCCTCCGGGCTGTCCTCATCGCCGCCACCCTTTACGGGGCTTTCCTCATCAACTTCATTACCATTAGTCACGTTGGGAAACATAGAATCCATGGGGACTTCACGGTTGGCTACTTGCGGCGTGTCACCCATTATTTATCTCCCTTATTGTACTTCTGCCTCACCTTGTGGTCGGCGATGTACTCTTCTAGCTGTGCGATAAGATCCGTGATGGATTTTATGGTAGCATGCGCCGCCCCGGCTGTCAAGCTCCCAACTTCGGAGTCCAGTAATGTTCCCACGGCCCTAGAATATATATCGTTGAGCGCCTCTTGCAACACATGATTATCCAACAAGTCTCGCGCTTCCAGGGACTTCTCCTCTGTCTCGTGGTTAGACAGGCGCTCCGGGTCCGGCTGGAACAGGTCGCATACTAGCTTGGTCATTCGCTTGTCCCATCAAATTTTGTGCTACCGGCGGCACCGGAATGGGTGGCGGTCCCGAATCCTCGCCCACCGGAGTATTTTCAGCTTCAAACTCAGCTTCATTAACGTCCACGGCAAATTGTGCCTCAATCTTAGCGGCATCAAGAAGTCCTTTAACAATCATGTCGTCTCGTCGGAAATCGTCGTCCACCCGGAGTTTACGATCGTTGAAGTTGGACTTGGAGATTTCGGTAGCCATCTTGACACGATTCTTTTCCATCTCGCTCTGGGCAAGAAGCGTTGCTGCATCCGGCTCCTTCGGGGTCTCCGCAATCCTCTTAATTGTTGCTTCATCGATTTCACGATAATACCTCCCCACGTTTTTGACATTGGCGATGGCCAAAATGTCAGTAAGGGTATTTCGGAACTCTTGTACGCCACAAAGAGGGTTCTCAACGCCAAATTGGGTCATGATAGCTGTTTGAGTAGCTTTGACTTCTTGCAGAACCATAAGTCGAGTCATGTCCGATCCTTTGCCCAAGGTCGGATTGACGCTGATTCGCATAGTGGGATCGAAAGTGGACGGATTGACATCCACCCATTTGCCGCGTAGCTGGATAGTGCGCTGCTGATTGGGGTTGTTGACTATTTCCCGCAACAATCCCCGGAATAGCTGTTTCATACCAGTTTCGGCGAGTATCCTTGCACATAGCTCGATTCTCTCCTGCGCGCCCTGTACAATTGCATCAATGCCGGTGACATTGGTGGACTGCAAAGCCCTAGGGTCAACGCCTTTCGATGCATCTGAAATACCAGTCCTTGACTGGCGGAGTTGCTCCATCACGTTAAACATTTGGAAGACGGGCTGACCCACGAATTGGTGGGTAATAGACATCACCGCGTTGCCAGGATCGCTGGTTGTTCTAATTGGTGCGCCTATCTCGTCGTTCAGAACATCGTCGGTATTAGTAACGGTCTGATTGAACACCGTGCGAGGCCAAATGGACTGCGCAAGGCTGTCCAAAGAACCTCGGAGCATATTTGTCTTAATGGTCTGAATATCTTTCACAAGATCAGCAGGAGTATCTCCAACCAAAGTATGAGGCTCAGGATCAGGGCACCAAACAGCGAAATTGGCGTGCTGTACAATCTCATCGTACAGAATATTATGGTCATCCCCAATAGTGTGAATTTCGCGAAGTTCGGCCACTCCGTCACCGTCTTTATCAATACGAATGTAATAGCACCCGTACCGAACATCCCAAGCATCGGTCAAGTCTCCCTGATCCAGCCCGGAATTACGGAACAGCCTGTCCGTAGAATAATTATCAGCGCTTTGATTCATATAATCAGCCAATTCGCCTAGTTCGTAGCCTTGGCGGACCAGTTCTGACACGTTCACAATTTGATCATGCCCAATGAGAGGCGAACATTCTACGTCCTTGGCCTTCCGCGATATTCTGAACTCATCCAGCGGCACCGAAGCAATCTTCGTCATGGGCTTCGACTTAACGTAGCGCACGCGGAGGCTATCGAGCGTATCCGGGTATAGTTCCGATGCCTTCTGATCCAGCACTTCTAGCGTCGGATTCTCGCTGACCAAATACTGGAACTGTTCCTGAGTTACGCTGTGGAATTCTTGCTCCGTGACTTCTTTATCCGTTTCGGTCCACCATTTTACAACACCCGTCTTGCACCTAAGAGCGTCTTTGCAAATATCGTGGACAATCAAGAATCCCGGATTATCCTCCCAAAGCACGTAGCCCAAATAATCGGTACATTGTCGGGCCATTTCTTCCTGGCCCTTGTAGTTTGGTGAGCAATTCACAACATTTTCGGTAGAAGTAAAAATACGCATAAGGCTGGGAAGGATAGCCATAACAGTATCACGAAAATCAGTAGAAACAGCGCTCGATTTACCCTCACCTTCCTGCTCCGGGTATTCGCCGTAGAAATATCTCAAATTCTCCTCACGGGCGGGTCCAAGGGTGCTTTCTTCGAAGGAAATGCTGTCGTCGATCATCGCACGAACCGCAGCGGCGTAAACAGTCTCGTCCGGCTCTTCGTTGACGTTCAGCGCGTCGATGGAGCGGATGCCAGTATTTCCTATAACGCCGTTGTCGAATAGCCGCTCAAGGGGCTGCCCGTTTATGGTTCGCTCGGGAATATTCATGATTTAACCTCAAGTTCCACCGAGTCCCATTCAGTAATGCTCTTCATACAAACTTCAACTTCTGTGCCGTCTTTTGCCCGCGTCAATCTGGTTGGCTCTAGAACGTCCCATTTCTTGGGGTAAAATGCAAAAAACCGAATAGTGCCATCTATTTCAATGCGGTGGACTTTGCACTCCGTGGAGTCCAAAGCAACCCAACCGTTAGCAAATAACTCCGGAAGATTCATCTTATCCTCTTGGGTCCGTTGGCCATTCGCTTAAGGTTCCGCCTCAGAGCACCTTCCCCGATACCAATAACGTTGCTACCACCTATCATTGGTCGGATCATATTCAGCGCGACACAGCCAATTCGCATAGCGTCAGAAGCGTGAGAAGCCCAATTGTGGATCGGTTTGCCCGTTGGCCCTTTGTGATAATTTCGCAGTGCGGTGTAACCCGGCTCTGTCCGCACCTTATCAAACCACATCATTCGAAGGGCAGCTCGAGTTGCACTGATTCCGTCTTCGACGGTGTGTTGTGGGCAGACAAAAGTGCTTGGGAGCATACCGTCAAGGACTTCTTTGCGAGAAACGCCAGTGCCAAGCTCTCTAGCTTTAATGTCGTGGGGGAGTACGTGTACCCCATATTGGTAGGGCTTGGATTTAATTTGTCCAACATAGAAGTCAAGCCCTTTTCCGGAATTTTGGATGATGTCGATGACATGAATCTCCCTCCCACAAATTTGCGCAAACCAAATAACCATCTCATCGTCAATGCCGAGATCCCACCAAGTCATAACTAGCGAATTGGGGTCATACGGAACACCTGTAATCTGTCCTTGTAGTTGTATATCGTTGAGAACTTCGCCGTAGTAACTCCCCTCCACGGGTGCGTCGAAAGAACACATCATTTCACGGGCGAACTCATCCCCCGTCATGTCCTTGCGCATCTCGATTACTTCGTCGGGGTCCAATGCATCCGTATCAGTTACGGGTATATTGAACAAATCCCAATATGCTATTTCTTTTTCGGCCCGCTTTTTGAGTTCGTGGAAGTGATCATCTCCGTTGCTCGTGCCAGATATAACCGCCCATCCTTGATAGTCAGCCAAACAAGGGCGAACAACAGAGCCAAGCATAGAAGGGTTAAGTAAAGGATACTCGTCAGCGACGATTCCATCAAAATACAATCCGCGCATTCGTTCATATGCCGCGCTGCCCCCGTAGAGGTTGATCATCGCTCCGTTGGGAAGCACAATCTGCAAATCCCCTTCTGTAACCTTCACCGAAGGAAGAACATTCGTATAATGCTTGTAATACCCCCACACGAGATCTTTGGCTTGTGCAAATGATGGCCCAATATACCCATAGCGCGGGGGTGGGAATGACCGCTTGTTCTCTAGGGCTTTTCGGATAACTTGGTTGCATAACGCCACCGTCTTTCCAGCGCGGCGATGCGCTACGACGAATTTCCAGCGCTTTTGGGAAAGATGCAAGGCTTTGAAGTGCTCGCGCGGAACATACGGGATAGTTATTCTCGGGGTTACTAGTTCCTGCGCAGCTTGCATTATTCCTCTGGGATGTTTGGATTTTTAGGAGGATCATTCACATGATAGAATGATTCGGGTTGTTTAAATTCCTCTACTTTAAGCTCTGGTGGTTTAGGAAGTTGCTTTTCAACGTGAGCCAAAAACCGGTCCAACTGTGACTTCAGCGAATTGCCTTCGACAGAAGAAGGGACATCGTCGAGCGCATTCCTGAGGTGTACGGAGACTATTTTTGCGCGCTCTAGGCGCGACAATAACGGTTCAATTGCTTCACGCGGCTGTGTCGTCATGTTCAATCACCTTCGCGTTGTCTTCTTCCGGTTCTGGCGACCCAAATGATGTTCCGTCTGCCCACTGGACGACAATAGTTCCACCAACGGCGTTTTTAATATTGAGGTTTCCTGATCCAGCGGTTCCCCACCCGCGATGCTTCCCGATGTTAGTAAGTACGAATCTAGACATAGTGTCTCGCCGAGATGGATCCAATTCGTCCGTAAGCGCATCAAGGACATTTGATTCCGCTATATCAACGAGTCTATCAGCTGCTTCCTGCATTTCCGCAGTGAGGTAGGGCGACTTTTTAACAAAAGCGCGTAACCGAATACTAGTAATTTTAAGTAACTTCGCGGCCTCGGTTATATTGCCGCGACCCATCCAAATAGCAGTTCTACATTCCTCTACGTCGAGAGGCAATTCCGCTGGTCGCTCACCGTATGGCATTGTCGGGAGAGCGACCAGATCATTGGGTACATGCTCGTCGTCCAAATGCTACACCGTAACAGGCTGATTCACCACGCCGCCACCAATCTGTCTATATTTCTTCTGCCGCTCATCCGGCTCCGGGATTGGATTTCTGGCCAGCATGCCCGAATCCCAAATAGCTTGCTCCGGATTCATATGCTTCGTGATGGGGGCACCGCTTGGCGTCACCAATTCATCGAATTGGACAGCGGGGGTTCCATAAACCGGGGCAGTAATGTCATCTGCCTTCGGAATATCTCTGAAAGCAGCACCGGTTGGTTCGCCCTCAGGAGTCAACTTGATATGGGCCAACTCGCCGCGCTGAATATCTCCAGCGAGTGATTTGACTTCATCCAAAGTCATAGACATTTCCGGGAGATCTTTGGGGTCAACAGTAACCGGTGCTCTACCATACGTGGTGGCTGCTCCAGGTACCGTGGAGCTTGCTCGCTTCGGCTCCGAATTGGCTTGATTCTTCTGGCGGGCTTCTTCTTCAGCTTTCAGTTGCTGTGGGGTCTTCGTCTCAGCCATTGGTGGTCCTCCTGTTAAGATCTAAACTGCTTGCGGTTATCCTCTTTTATCCGCCTCGATTCCCCGCCTGCTTCAGGCGCGATGAATTCAAAGTTCACCGAATTAGATGTTCTAAAGTTGTCTTTAACTTGAACGGGGCAAACTGCGGGGACTACGAAAAGGGATGGCTTGACCCCGGTATGAATATCGGTGGCCGAAATATAATCCGTAGGTTCGTCGTGCCCGTTGAACACAATGACGCTTGTTGGTGTAAACCCAGTTCCATTAACATGCATTTCGAAATCGGGATCTGTCCCGCAAACGGCAGTGGCGGGCGAAAGCGAAACAATAGCGGGAGGGGCAACGCCTACGTAATCTTCGGGTCTGCGTTCCACGTTGGACACGAGAGGGGGATCCAAATCAGCGCCAGTAGGAGTAATAAGTAGATGTTGGCCCTCGGGGAGTGGCGAATTGGGATTACACATAACCGAGCAAGCCAAAGCAGGCGGAGGAGGCGGATGAATTGTTGCGGGACCAGTTGGATTACCTTCCTCATCCAAAGGAAGCCAGCCTACTTGGCCTGGGGTTAATTCGCCTACCAAATCATCGAAAGGACCAGCCATGGGGTATAACTCCGCGATTAAAATTCGCTGAGCGAATTTTAACACGCGCTAGGGCTGGTGTCAAGTAGTGAGTATGGTATTCCGAATATATGGCGGGAACATATAAAGATTTACGAATGCACCCATACGCGGGTTGAGGAGCGTATAACGCCGAAACGGGTCCCGCCCCCGCTCGTTTTCAACGAGCGGGGGTCGTGGGGGGTTGCAACGCTGCCGCGCTACAACTGCTATATTTGGTCCAATATGCGACACCGTGTCGCATTGCCGCGCTTGTCGCGATGTGGTACAATGTCCTTGCTGGTGGGGCGAGACGCCAGCCGCGGCGAGGCCCCGGCCCGCCTCCCTCCTCGCCACTCGGAGAGTCCTTATGTCCCGCAAGTCTGCGCGCGCTGTCGCGTTCCCCGCTCCCGTCGCCGCCTTCGTCGCATCCGACGAGGTTCCCACCTTCGCCGACGTCTGCGAAGCGCTCCCCGCCGTCGATGGCGAAGTCGCCGCCGACATTGCCAAGAAGGGCTCGGTCGTCCGCACCGGCTACAAGAAGCTCTACGCCGCGCGCGCAGCCGAAGCCGGGCTGGGCAAGGTCGCCCAGCGTTCCTGCTGGGACTGGCTCGCCCAGACGCTAGCAGGCGAAGTGCTGGTGGACGGCAAGCTGCACGAAGAGCGCATGCGATCGCTGCTCGACGCGAACGGCATCCGAAACGACCATTGGGGCACTGGCGAGAAGCGCACCAAGGGCTGGGAAGGCCGCCTGCGGATGACAGGCCGCCTCGCCCTCCAGCGAGTCGTCGCGAAGAACAGCGTGCTCCGCACGGCGGATGGCGAAGAGCTGGAAGCGCCCGCCGAGTGGATCGCGAAGCACAGCCACTAAGCGAAGCACGGGGGCGGCGCGAGTCGCCCCCATTCGGCCTTGCGAAACACTTCAACGGAGCGAAACACATGATACGGCGCGGCCACGAAGCAACTGACTTCTTACTCAGCATGGCAATAATGGGCATCGGGGCGTTCATAATAACCTGCCTACTGTGAACATATAGCCTGTACAGCTAGCGTATGAAACAGCGGGGCGTGGCGCAAGCTGCGCCCCTTTTGCATACGCGGCATACGCGAAACATTTCACGAGGCACGAAATAGGCACGTGCAGCGTACAACGAACCGTATCTAAAAGGTAGCCAGGCACCGTGAAGCGTTTCGCGAGGTGGGCGAAAATAGCGGCGCAGCTTGCGTCATACGCTACTTTCCTCACGTTCCATACTTTCCTGGTCGTCCAGCGCCGCCCCACTACATAAAACGTAGCGCCACGTAGCCCAAACAACGCTATTTTACAATACTTCTACCTATCTCTCCACTACGTATAAAAATACCCCCTGTAAAAAGAAGAAGTAAGGGAGGCTAGGGAAAGGTGCGTATGGCGTAAGTCAAGCTTACTTTCCTTGGGCATAAATCGAAAATAGCAGCTGTTCAATCACGCCGTTGTTTCGCTCCAGTGCATCGAACAATTCTTTCATTGAAACACCTGTCTTCATTGCGGCGTGCGACAAATCGCACTCTATTTCTTCCCCATTTTTCATAAACATCGAAAGTCGTGGGTAGCGCAAATTCATAACGAACTTCTCTTTCTTTTCACGTTCTTGTTTGCTTCCCATTTCGCTCTCCTTTTTCAAACCCCCCATTTTACCACGCCGCTGCTCCCTTGTCAAGTATCATTTCGCTCCATGCCATCGAATAGATACTTGACAGCCGCCCGCCGCTGTGGTATTCTGGATCTGCGCCGCCCCGAGCGTCGCAAAGCAAATAAACGGAGCACAGAATGTCTCTTCTCACCCTCGACGCAAAAGACCGCCAAGCCCTTCTGGATTGCCTTTCGGTCCTGCTTTCGTACATGAAGGACGATCCGAATTCGTCCCCCGCCATTCTCGCCCACGTGCAACATCTCGTCGAACGCTTGCAGGAGATCTGAACATGCTTCACTTCCACAACGGCCACCGCGACTTCCCCCACGGCGCAGGCCCATCCGAAGCCGGTTGGTACTTTTATTGCGACGGCGCACACAACGAACCCCTCGGCCCATTTCGCTCACCTGAAGAGGCCCGCAGCGCCGCTTACCACTGGAATCAGCTTCAAGTCGAATGGATGGAGGACGAACAATGAGCACCCACCCCGCCGATGAATCCCTGAAACAGATTGAAGACAACTATTTCGCCGCCGTAGCCGCCATTCTCAATCTCATGGAAAAGCACGGCGCAGCCACAATCGAAATCGCCATGGAAGATGCCATTCGCGTTTGGAACGACGAGCACGAAGAGGAGCAAGCACAATGAGAGAAGCACAGCCCCGCAAACCCGCCGTTCTGATTCGGTTCGAGAACGGGGAATGCACCTGGCATTCGGCTGGGTGGATGAACGACAAGTCTCTGATGAAAGCAGCCAAAGATGCCATTCGGGACGGCGCAACACCTGACGAAGTAATCGCCCTCCTTTCGGCTACGTTCAGCGTGATCATCGAACACACTGACGAATACCACCCCGGACAATAACATACCCCCACCGACTTTGCGACGCCGTGACGCATTGCGCGTCCGGCGTCGCTGTGCTAAAATACAACAGCAGCAAGCCCGCCGCGTAAAGGAGACGAACATGACTAAGCGCGTTTACATCGAGGATGGAATGGTGACCGTGGAAATCAACGGCGAGAAGCATCGCTACGAGACTTTCGTCGCTGCGGCGGCGATTCTGGGCGACGCCAGCTACGAAGGCGCTGAAAAGATCGCCGCCGCAGTAGAAGCCAACGGCCAGTACGAAGTAGCCTAAACACAGCGATGCCCCGCCAGCGTAAAGCCAGCGGGGCACAGTCGTATTATGCTTTGGTCTTGTAACGCTCGATGAAGTCAGCCGGTGCCTCGGTCACCGAACCATCCGGCCAGCGCAAACTACCGCTGTTTGCCACTGTTTTCTGCAGCGCCACCCGCCCCGTCATTCGGAATCTCCCCTGCCAGCCCGGATTTCGATTGGTCCAGCGCGAATGGTCTATCCCGTTGGCGTCCAGAATGTCTGTAAAGCTGCCGATTTCGATTTTGCCCTTCTCGCTGAGACAAAACGTGGCAAGTTCCTGTGCAAGCCAGTCCCAGTTTGATCGCTTGGCCGCCTTTTTCGTCTCGCCGCGCGCCGCCGCGTTCTCTATATACTTCCGCTTGAACTTGTCCTTCACAATCGATATTCGGTCGTGCTTTTCCTCTTCGGTCTCTTCCTCCTCGCTTTCGCCCACTGCTTCGGCGATCGCTCGGTGCATAATCGCCATGCCTTCCGGCGTAGGCTCAAGAATTACCGCCTTCACTCCCTCAGGCAGCGTGGCGAAATTCTCATCGATGTTTTGCTGTAACTCTTCCCTTTGGGTCAGTTCGCTATCAATCATTTTCACTGCCTCGCGCTCCGCGTCGATAATTGCCCGCTCTTCCGCTGTCTGCTTGCGCCTTTGCTTAGCCATTCTGCCTTCTCCATTGGCTTGTGTTCACCCCGTCCTTGACGGTAGCTACATTGTACCACAGCACCTAGGCGCTGTCAATCCCTTTTTCGTATTCACGCGATGAACTACATGTTCCAGCAAAAACACGAAATAAAACAATTTAGTCAAGAAAAGGTACTTGACAGGGCCGTCAGGCCGTGGTACCATACGCATACTACCCACACGGAGCACAAAATGAAACTTCTGATCACCAACAAGCGCACCTTATCCACCGCGCGAGGCGACGAACACCTCGCCGCGAAACTCATGGGAATCGACAGCGAGCAGGTAGAATGGGCCATCGAGGAATATGGTCGCTGCGACGCAAATATACCCAACGAGGACGAATACGTAGCCATCCAGGAAGAATTCCGTGGATGATAACGAGCAAATAAAAGACCTATCCAAAGAGATAGGCAAGGCATTCAAGGCAGTTGAATTCCTCAGTTTATCCTTGGCTGGCGTGGCAGGAACCGCGCTGGCCGTCATGTTTACCATCGCCGCTTACCATTGGATTATTAACCACTGGCAAACGGCGATTATCATGCTGATATCAATAGGGGGCACCATTACTCATGCGACTTACAAGTGGTACTATAAATAGTCTAAAAATCGAAATCCAGCGCTTGGAAAACCGACTGGAACGCTTAGAGGAACTAAACAAACAGATCGAGGAGGCTTACAATGGGCTACGCAATGGCAGTCGGGGAATGCATTTCGTGCAAGAGAATCTTCAGCTTCAACCCAATGAGGGTGCCTAGCATTTCGATCAACGGCGTGCGCGAACCGATCTGTCAAGCGTGCGTCACTCGAATCAACCCCGAGCGTAAGAAGAACGGCGTGCCAGAGATTGTTCCCCACCCCGAGGCTTACACCGCGTGCGACGAGGATGAACTCGAATGATACCGCGCAAGACTAAAGAACCAGTATGTAAAGTGTGTGGCCTGAAAATGCTGGGCCGCGTCCCGCTTCACCTCGAAGTGATCTGCTTCCTGTGCAACAACCCGAACAAGGATGAGCAAGACAACGACACCAATTGGAAGGATAAGAAATGACAGCACCCGAAAAAGTAGCGCTAGAAGCATTAATTGATAAACACGGCATCACCCAAGTGTTGGAAGTTATAGCCGACATTTGTGGCGAGAAGGCCCAGCACATCGCGGAAAACTGGGACGATGATCCGCTCGCTGAGCGCTGGGAAACAATCGCTAGCCAGCTTGGCGCAGTGGACGAACTATGAGCAAGGTTCATTTATCCTGCGTCGTGCGCGGCTTAAAGGGTAAGGTTGTTCATGCTGATTCTTGGGAGGTCATTTACAACGACTGCACCAAGGGACAGGCAGAAGCGGAGGCCATGATTCAATTAGGCAAGCGCCTTGTTAAACAAGGGACACTTAACAAGAAGACGATTGAAGAGATAGGCGAGTAACGTTCTGCTCCGTTCGTTACTTGCCGCCCCAGCGAATAGCCACAGTCGCGCGTACTGTTCGCTGGGGTCCCCCTTATTTGGAGGATAAAATGAAAGCATTCTACACAGTACGAGCAGAAAACGAATCAGGCAAACCAAATTATTTTGTGTACGACTATTATTTAAAGCGGCCTATTTGTCAATTAATAATGGGAACCGATAAGGCTAACGAATTGTATGCTGATCGCATAGCGAAGGCACTCAACGAAATGATGCACCCGGAGAAACCACATGAACGATCCTAAGTTTGATCAGGCTTTGGCTTTGCTCGAAGCGGCAGTAAGCGCGCACAGACTAGCCAATAACAAGTTTGGGCGTAAGCTAACATTTGAGCAACAATGCGAAATCCTCGCCCTTCACCGCAAGGGTGTTACACGTGTTGCTTTGGCTACCCTTTATAACATTGACCGCCGCACCGTTACTCATATCAACAATCCAGAATCGCCACACTACAAAACCGTGAGGGAAGCAGAGTTCCTAATGGGGCGGGACAACTTTTCGCGCAGGTATCTAAAACTAGACATGCTGGAGAAGGCGGCAACGCTCGTAATGCCTGAGCCAACTGAGAAGCCAGTCAATAGCAAGCAGGCTAATCGAATGTCAGGTGTTCACGTCGTAAAGACCGAGATGACAAATCACGAGCATCGCGTTATAATACAATGGGTGGAGAAGAATACTCAATCACACATCGAAGTGAGCGGCTGGTACTACAAGGATTTGGATAGCGAATGGCCGGACATGTGGTCTTGCCCGTATAACATGCCCGAAGCCTTGAAGACTAGTCAAGCATGTTACACCGCGATGCTTACTGACATCTCCGATTTATAATGGCCTACTGGTCATGGTACTAAAGTACATCTTGACAGGCGTCACGTGACGTGCTATACTTGAACATGGGGCGGACGACAACAAGGATTTACCCATGACAATGCAACGGTACAACAATCCCAGAGAGGACCGTATAGGCGAAGTACCAACCGACGGGGGCGAAGCATATAAAGAAGGCCATTTTGCTGGCGAGTGTCCTTATTTTGAAGAGGACCCTGATTTCGCTCGCTGGAATCGAGAATGGGATGATGCAGCAGACGAACATGAGGAAGAATCTAATAAGCCGCCCAAAATTGGCTCAGTAGTAACCAATCGATACCGCGCCAAATATAGCGAAAGCGGGCACCCGACGCATTGCGGCGATGAACTTGCCCTCACCCTCAATTCGCTGTGTGCCAACAAAGCAGGAACCAACCTCGAGATATTCGAGGCGATCTGCCAGCTAAATGGCATAGACTTGAGCAAATACAACCGCACCACAAAAGGTTGGCAAGGGCGTCTTCGCATGACAGGACGCAACTTATTAGCCAAACGCGTAGCAGAAAATAATGGTAAGCTGGTTTTGCCAGAATGGGTAGGTGACACTAAACAAATGAGCCACGATTGGGTTATTGACACCAAGATGAAGTATAAGCCAAAAATAACGGAGCAAACATGAAAGAATTAACAGACAAGCTAATGGATGACATGATCACTATATT